TCCTGACGATAGTACTGATTATGTCATCCCTACCGTCACTGCTGCTGCTAACGTTGATAATAATTATGTAGGCTCTCTATGGGATTATTTCGGATTGCCTATCAATACTGCTGATAATATATCTGGTATTAGCGCTCTTCCATTCCGCGCTGTCTATCTCATTTGGAATGAATGGTTCAGAGATGAAAATCTCCAGAAATCTATTAAGATCCAGAAAGGCGATACCAATGAAATATTGGATTCTTCTCGCGCTTCTGATCAGCCTTCCTGGGTGTTCAGTTCAGGTACTACTATAGTATCTGGTCATGCTTGCCCGCCTCGCGGTAAGCGTCATGATTACTTTACGTCCGCCCTTCCGTGGACACAGAAAGGACCCGGTGTATCTATAGGCCTTGCCGGCACTGCTACATTAGTCGACCCTTCGCCTGTTTCAGGCTATTTCGTGCAGCAATCCAACAATAGCTTAGGTGCTGCTCAGCTTTCGGAAGATGGTGGCGTTCATAGCGTATACACTGGCAACGGCACATTGAATTACCAGGGTGGTTATAGTGTCTCTATAGCTGGTCATTCTATTAATAACTCTGGTATAGCTACCGTTACTGCCCAACCCGGTTCTTCATGGCTTTCTAAATCTGCTTATGCCGACTTGGATTCTTCCAGTATTTTCACGATCAACAGCCTTCGTACTGCCTTCCAGATGCAGAAATTCTATGAGCGCCTTGCTCGCGGTGGTAGTCGGTATACTGAAGTGCTTCGCTCTTTCTTCGGCGTAGTTTCTCCTGACGCTCGTCTTCAGCGCCCTGAGTTCCTCGGCTCCTTCACGAAGATGGTTAACGTCAATCCAATAGCGCAGACTTCTGCAACCGACGACACCTCTCCGCAAGGCAATCTCTCTGCTTATGGTGTTACTGCTGCCAAGTTCCATGGCTTCACTAAATCTTTCGTTGAGCATGGCTATATTATAGGCTTCGTATCTGCCCGTGCCGACCTTACGTATCAGCAGGGCATTAATAAGATGTGGCTTCGTTCTACGGTTTACGATTTCTATTGGCCGACATTCGCGCATCTCGGTGAACAGGCCATTGAACTTCGTGAGATCTATGCTCAGGGCACTGAAGCTGATACTACTGTTTTCGGCTACCAGGAACGCTATGCCGAGTACCGCTATAAACCTTCGCAGATCACGGGTAAGTTCCGTAGTTCTGTAACTGGCGGTAATCTGGACGTCTGGCACTTGTCGCAGTTCTTCAATAACGCTCCTACTCTCAACGAGGAATTTATTACGGAAAATCCACCTATTGAGCGTATCATCGCTGTTCCCAGTGAGCCTGAGTTCTTGCTCGATATAGGCTTCCGTTATACCACCGTGCGTCCTATGCCTATGTTCGGTACGCCCGGCCTTGTTGATCACTTCTAGAAGGAGTTGATTATATGTCATGGCTCTCCAATACTCTAGGTAGTGTTGCTGGTTCCGTTCTTGGATCTGCAGTCCAGAACCATTATAATTCTGCTAATGCCGCACAGGCTAACGCCTGGAATGTTGAAAATTATAAGCATCGTTATCAATGGGCTGTCGATGATATGCGTGCCGCTGGTCTCAATCCTATTCTGGCCGCAACTAATGGCATAGGCGGTTCTATATCTGGAGCTTCAGCTGCCTCCGTAGGCATGAGTGATATCGGTTCTACCATGAACTCTGCTAGAGCCGCTGGTGCCGCTGAAAGGCAGGCGAAGAATGCCGAGCATCTTGCGATCTCTCAAATTGATAAGAACGTCGCAGAAGCCGATTCTACGCGTCAGGCGACCCATGGAATAGTTCTCGACAATGGCATTAAGGCTAATAATTTAAATTTAGCCGAACAGACCTATGAGAAGCGTCTTGGTTATGAACTTCAGCGCATGGATCAGGAGCTGCAGAACCTGAGGCTTCAGGGATCCTATCTTTCTTCAGGCATACTTTCTAATATTGCCTCCGCTAATCAGTCTAATTCTGCCGCGGGCTTCGCCGCTCAGAATGCTCGTCTCTCGAAGCAGGAAGCTGATTTCTATGACTCATTAGGCGTTGGCAATTCAGGCCTTGGTCACATTCTTCGTGGCATCGGTTATATATTTAAGTAAAAGGAGCGTACATATTATGTCTAATAAAACTACTATGATTCTGACCTTCATTGTCACCGTCGTTGTCCCCTTCATTCAGGAGGTTGTTGACCTCATCGAAGCTTTGAAAGGTAGAGCTTCTTCGAATACTGTTACTGCTAAAAAGGTTGCTTCGGACTTTCAAACCGATGTTGCGCAGCTTGTTGAGCCAGTTTCTAATAAGAATGATTCTAAAAAAACTAGCCGTTTTTTCGGTTCTTGGAGGGATACTAAATGAGAAGGCGAAGATTATCTAAACGAGGTTCTCGCCGTCTTTTCCGGCGTACCTCCAGATCTCGTCGTAGAAATTTTAAAAGAGTAGGACGAGGTGGATTTAGGATTTGACATTCTGACTTAGTCCTGATACAATCGGTACAGGTGATTGATATGGTTTGTTATAATCCTATTCTTATGTACCCAATTGAAGGAGCAATTACGAAAAATGGAAAGCAGCATTATAGTTTTTACGGTAGCCTTGCCTCTCACCCTGAGCTTGCTGGCGATAGCCGTTTCATTCGTTGTTCTTGTAAACAATGCATCGGTTGTCGTCTCGAAAATAGCAGACAATGGGCTGTCCGTGCTGTTCACGAAGCCCGTTCTTCGTCTTCTGCTTATTTCGTTACTTGTACTTTTGACGATTATCATTTGCCACGTGATAAAAGCTTAAGCAAGAAATTTCATCAGACTTTCATGAAAAATCTTCGTCGTGAGTATGGCAGCGGTATTCGTTTTCTCGGCTGTGGTGAATATGGTGAACTTCATGGTCGTCCCCATTATCATTATATATTGTTTAATATTGATTTTAATGACAAAGTTCTTCGGTTCCGTTCAGATGGTTATAATACTTATACTTCTGCACGTTTTTCGAAAATCTGGAAATACGGTATGCACCTTATTGGCGAGTTTAGTTTCGACGCTGCTGCTTACGTCGCGCGCTACATAGTGAAAAAACAGACTGGAGCTTCAGCTGCTGATCACTATAAAGGCCGTACGCCTGAGTTCATGCTTGCATCCAATCGTCCCGGCATAGGCGGAAAATGGCTTGAAGAGCATGGTGAAGAGTGTTATGCTAATGATTTCGTTGTTATCAACGGTAGAAAAATGCGTCCCCCTCGTTATTACGACAAAAAATTTGATGAAACGCATCCTCACTGGATGGAGTTTATTCGCAATAACCGTATTGAGAAGATGCTGCATAACTTGGAGAACAATACTTTCGAGCGATTGATTGACCGCTGCCGCGTTCAGGAAGGTAAGTATAAGCATTTTCTCGGCAGAAAGCTTGACAAGGTATTATGATTGTGTTATCATTTAGTCAGAAAGAAGGTGATGCCTATTACTGAACTTGAGTCCGTTGAAAAATTCTGTTCAAATCGTAATATTTTTTTTAATTATTCTTTTCGCGGAAGCAAATATGCCGCTTACCGCTTGAAACCTGATGATTCCAGAGTTATTCGCCTTGACAATGATTATTATGTCATATCAGCTACGCTATATCTCATGATTCGCAGGTATTTAGTTGCGCTTAGAAAAGGAGATGGTTCCGCTGAGACTCTATTCCATTTATGACTCCAAGGCTGAACAGTTCAGCCCTCCACAGGTATACCATAATGACATGCTTGCTCTGCGAGCTTTCGAAGGCTTGGTTAATGATGATAAGACGCTTATTAATAGCTATCCTGAAGATTTTAGTCTTCATTATATCGGTAACCTTGGCGATTCTGATGGCCGTTATTATATTGAAAGTTCTGACGAATCCCGCGTTCCTGTACTGGTTGGTCGCGCCATAGATTATGTACAGGATGTTGACAACGACTCCATTAAATGATAATCTAATATAGAGCGTATCAGAAAAAGGACGATCTCACAGAGATCGCCCTTTTTTTGTACGCCACGCCCGCCGCGTCTAGGCGCCTGCGAAAGGAGGTGAAACTATGAAATTTAGGACAGCTTATGATCCAGTCGAAACCCATGACCACTGTGGCATTGAATTCACTATGCCCTCTCTGACCGTTCAGGATGAAAAGGATGAAACTGATATCAACTACATCGTCAACAAGTATGCAGATGGTCAGAAAGGCATAGCTACTCTCGATCTTGGCGATAGTTCGCAGTACGCTTATCTGCAGTTCGGAGATGCAACGCTTCCCGGTGACTACAGTACAGCACTCGAACTTGTCTCTGGAGTTCGTGAAGAATTCTACAGTCTGCCCGCTTACGTTCGAGCGAAGTTCGGTCACGATCCCATGAATTTCATCAGCCAGTTGAACAATCCTGAAACACTTGAATACCTTCAACAACAAGGTCTGTATGGTAGCAATTATACCTCTGATAAACCACAACAGTCCATGAGTAATGAACAAACACAAGAAAAAAGTAACACTTTAGAACAGAATAATGAAGAAATACGAAAGTAGCGGCACCGAAGCCAGTTACTTACTTGATGTAACTGGCGTAGGTGACGCATAAATAATCTAGAACCTAAGAATGTTTTTCTTTAGGACAATTCTTAGGTTTACATTTCAAAGAAGGTGAAAAATTGGCTCGAAAAATTAGAGTTAGAGGTCATCGCTTCAGCGATGCTCCTGCAATGTACATGCGGCGGACTAAATTCGACCGCTCGCATGTATATAAGACGACTTTCAATTCAGGTAAGCTTATCCCTGTATTCGTCGATGAGGTACTGCCTGGCGACACCACTAGGATGTCTATTAATTACTTCGCACGGCTTGCGACTCCCATTAAGCCTATTATGGACAATATCTATCTCGACTGGTTTTTCTTTTTCGTCCCGAACCGTCTGGTCTGGGACCACTGGCAGAATTTCTGCTTCGAGCAGGAAGATCCTGACGATAGTACTGATTCCGTGAATGGTGGATGGAAATGCTTGG